TTGTTGCCCTTGCAGCGCTGTTCCAAGTCCTGATAAACCAACACCAGCGCCTTGCATACCTAAACCAAGACCGCCGTAACCAGCCTGTAAACCTTGAAGATTTAAGTTAGCGCCAAACTGTTGTTGACGCTGGGCATCTTCAAACGCCTTTTGTGAACCTTGTGCAGCAATACCTTGCAGTTGGCTGCCTAAAGAACGTTCAGCTTCAGACTCAACAATAGCTTGACGGGAGCCACCAAATGCGCCTTGACCAACAGCTTGCGCTTTACGCATACCTTGACCAATATTAAAATCACGTAACGCCTGTGATTTCTGATAGTCAACCACGTTCTGCATGTAAGGAGACATGTATGCTGCAGTAGCGTTTGGATCAGTAGCTTGACGGGCAAACGCCTCACCAGCACCAAAGCCTTGTTCAGCAGCTTGCGCGCCGCGCATACCATAACCAGTACCTAGCGCACCATAGCCAATACCGCCCATGCCAATGTCGGCAGATTCTTGACCGTATGCTTGGGCTGTAGGAGCTAAACCAGCAGCTTGAGCACCATAACCTGCGCCCATACCCCCATACAGTCCGGCTTGTCTACCAGTTTGTTGCGCACGCTGTAGAGCTTGTTGAGTACCAATATCGCCGTACATCTGACCAGCTGCGCCATATCCTAGTGCTTCGTTACCTAAAAACCCTGCTTGACCTTGCGCACCTAGCGCTTCAACACCGGCAGTACCCGCTAAACCAGAACCTAATGCAAATTGACCAGGGGTTTGTAGGTTATATGCAGACTGTTGTGCAGTTTGTTGTAGCGGAGAAAAGCCAGCAAAGTAGTTGTTTACATCTGAACTATAAGGTTGATACGGACGAAACGACGTCATGTCATCGTTGTAAATCTGCGTTTGCGCAGACTGAAGCATATTCTCTACATAAGGACGCGCGTACTCAGGAATGTTGGAACTGTACGTTGTGTTTGTTTGAGGACCCGGAGAGCCACCACCACCTGAACCACCACCACCATAGATAATACGCCCGCCTTCTTTGCGGGTTACGGATTCACCTAGCGGTTCGCCTAGGGCTTCAAGCTGTCGTTTTGAGTAATATGTCATAGTTTTGCCTCTACAATTCTGTAGCGTTCTTTAAATCCGTACCGCGTCCAAAGCCGGGCGATGGCTTCTCTTGCAGCACCTTGTATTTTAGTTGCGCCATAACTTTTTAACAATGCAGAAAACTGTTTATATGTGTCTTGATTACTAATTAATTTACCGCCAATTGCAATTACAAACGCCACTCGGTCGTTTGGCATATTAAAAAAGTTTACCGCCGCCGCACCTTGAATTGCATTTTCTGCATCTACTGCTACTACCAACAGCCAATCACCTCTGGCTAAATAATCCTTAGCCTGCTCAGCAGTGTAATCATCTTCACCCCATTTTAGAGCTTCACTTAAAAAGCCTTCAACCAACGGCCATGTTTGGTGAAAATATGCAACACTAACAGGTTGAATAGATAAGTTCATTAACCCCCACCATAGTAGTTGTTATGTTGTTGCTGTTGTGCTGCGGCTTCTTGTTCCGCCCTCATCCTAGCCAGTTCAGCTTCCGCTGCTTCTTTTTGCTGCAAAATTACACTTTTAGACACACGACCTAAGTTTTGTTGAGCACCCGCAGTATTAGGACGGTAACTCAAAGCCGAACTTATGTATTGTGGCATGTTCATTGGCATCGGAGCGCGTTGCTGCATTTGACGCGGGTTTTGATACTGGGACATCATTTGCGACATTAAACCTTGTAACCCTTGAGCATTTTGTGATGCTTGTGGTGCTTGCGGCGCCATTTGCTGTGGCAGTCCTTGTATAACAGGTTGTGCGGTTTGCTGGCTACTAAATGCCGGGTTATATGTTGAGCGTGTTTGCGCAGGTGTGTACTGAGCCACACCTTGTGCTGGTGCCGGGGCTTTTCCGCCCATGCGCATCCCGCTATCAACTAGTGATTGCCCTACTTTGCTCGTCATTCCGCCCATACTTTACCCCTTACGCTGGTAAAAAACGAGCTGTGTTTACGGCAGGCGCTTGTTTCTTTTTGCCTGTGCGAGCAGTGCGTACTTTATCCATCATGGCATAGAGGCGCTTTGCGCCCGCATCGGTAGAGCCATTACCTAAATGAGAGACCACATCAGCAGGAACCACGAATTCCCCGTCAGCCAGTCGGGCAGGCTGTTTGTTAGCAATAACCCCAGGAATAGAATCAGACATGCCATCACCAGGCCCTTTAAGCATTCTGCCACCATCAGAGTACCCTCCTAAATCAGCAATACCACCTCTAGCAAACGTTCTTTGAGCGCCTGCATCTACTACTTCCATGCTGGTTGGGCGTTGCGTAGGTAGGGCATACTGAGTTTTATCAATCATGCCTTGTGGGTATAAGCCACCTTGTGGATTAATGGCGGTATTCATTTGGCTCATGCGCTCAACAGGACCACCTGCTTGATACGCATCCATCAAACCACCCTGTGCTGCATAGATAGGATACTGCGCCCTGTAATATGGGTTAGGTTGAATAGGCTCTTGCGCTTTGAAGTTAGGGGAAATGCGTTGTAGTGAGCTTGTATAGTCTTCTTCGCCAGCATTGCCTACCGTATTAGGTGGGGCATTTAAACCAGCAACTAAGCCGGCGCCCAGCGTTGAGTATCCAGCCTTCTCCATAGCGCTTTGTTTTGACCACCAGCTTGCGTTGGGGTCTTTTTGTGCGGCTGCAACACGTGCGGCTTCTTGTTGTTGAAGACGGTCGCCGGCAAGTTGATTTGCTGATTTACCAATATCAGCTGGGTTAGGCGTAGGTGCTTGTGGGACTTGTGGGTTCGTTGAACCGGTAATTTGGGGCGCGTAGTTTGACGGTACCATTGCGCCAGTAGCATCATATGAGTACGTGTTGCCAACACCAGCCAGAGGATCAATCGCCATACCAGTAGCCGGGTTTACGTTAATAGCTTGTGTACCAACTTGGGTAGCCTGAGCTACCGGGGCGTTTGCTGCGACTGCGCTTGTACCTTCTGCACCGGGAACAGGAGCACCACCACCCATAGCACCACTAATACCACCACCAATAGCACCAGTAGCACCGCCCATAAGAGCAGCTTGACCTACATCACCACCCTGAATAGCAGCAGAACCAGCACCAATAAGGGCACCAGAACCCGCACCAGCCAAGATACCAGCGGAAGTAGCGCCCATACCTGCGCTCATTAGCATCGGTGTAGCAGCGCCGGCGGTAAAGTAAATGGCTGCTCCAGCGGCAACCATTGGGAGAATATCTTCTAAGAACCCAGCTTCAGGCAAACCCGTTTCTGGGTTAGTTGTTAGTGCTCCACCTTTGATTCTGGCAAGCTGCTGAAGCCCACGAACTTCACGAGGCGACATGTGTACAAGCATGGAGTCTCGTCCACGACCAGTACTCTGCACTTTCTTAGCTAATTTATGTAGGCTCATAAGCGTACCTTGGGGTTATTTGGTGTCAAGTTTATCATGTCATTGCCTTTTAAACCACTGTTCCAGCAGCGTTAATCCAGTTTGTTCCGTTCCAGTAAATTGGCCTGCCAATAGTCGTATCAAAGTAATACTGCCCTACTTCTAGCCGTTCGGTTGGTCTACTTGCTGTAACGCCAGATGGGGGTATTGTGACGTTCTGGGTAAAGTTATCAATCTGGTTAAAGTACAGCCGTAAGGCGTTAGTAAGCTGGTCAATATAGCGCTGGTCATAAACAATAGGCGCAACTAGTAGATTGGGCGCTTTTGAGGGGCGTAGTGGAGTTACAGCCATTATCTGCGACCATCATTTCTAATGTCAATCCGTGGGCTACCCAACTGCCAAGCTACACCTAAATCGGTAGACGTAATCCTAAATGCCATCTGGCGTCCACGAAGGCGGGTATATACCTGACCATCAAATAACTGAACGTCATAGTTGCGTTGACCTGTATAGTTTTGATCGCTTTGTACATCAGGCGAATCCGCTAATCCATAAGGGGCACCAGAGTTTCTACGAGGTCTAACCGTCATAGTGACTTTGGGTTCATTTACATTAGAACCGTTAAACGTAATGTCTGGCAAGATGCGCCATACGAAGCCAAAGTTGTGCCCGTCACCAATGTCAAAGTCGGAAGACTGGATATACGCCTCAATCGGTACTGGGGATAACCCTGATACGTCATCTACGTTGGCTTCATGGAACAAAATTTTATTGCCTTCAGGGTATGCAGCCATTGGGTATTGGCGTAAAGGCGAGTCTAACCAAGCAGTGCGATCCATAGTACCGTAAGACCATACCCGCTCAAGGTAGTTGTAAATGATGTACTTATCAATTTGATTGCTGTTTTGCGAGCAGTAGAACCACCATACTTCGCTATAGGCTTCGTTTGAACCAGCAAACACTTGGAACGCTTGATCTTTATTAATGTCTTCAAATACATACTTCCACAGCGAGCAAGGCAGGGTTTCTACACGGCCTGTGTATGAGAAGAATTTATCTACGCCCATCCAGTAAGTTACGTTGTTAATTGTAATAGTGGCATTAGGCCCCATTACAGAAATGTTGTCTTGCAACAACTGAAAACCCCAAACGTACGGCGGTCCTAGGTACTGCATAGAGTAAATAGCCGCATCAGACCAAACTAAAATCTCTTGGCGAGTAGATTCCGCACACATAATGAACGAGCCAATATTGAGGCGGTATTCACCAGACTGGTTAGTTGCAGAAGGCACCCAGTCAAATGGGTTTTCTTGGTCAGACCAGCGTACTAAAAGCGGGTCAAACATTGTATCAGCGTTACCTGGATCATATGGGTTTGATCCAAATGCAATTGCAAAACGTTGAATTGACGATCCAATAATCTGATTGGTTTTATTTGGAACAAACTGGCCTTGAAAGCCTTCATTGGTTGAGACGGTATTTAACAAAACTGCTCGTTCTGAAATACCTAAAGTTGCATCCCAGTAATAAATTGAGCCGCCACGAGGGGCAATAAGTAAGTCTTCACCAAAGTTATCGTTTGTCCAAAGGCGTAACTGCTGACCAATACCTACATCCGCCGCAGCGCCCCAACCCCGAACTGGAGCTACGGGAGTTGAAACTAACACGGTACCACCAGTTGGGCCGTTATTAGAGGTGGTGTACGTATTGCCACCAATAACCGTTGAGAAGGTGTAAGCGTTGGCGTTCACTACAGTAATTGAAAACGCCTTAATAAACGGAGTAGATGCTTGTCCGCAAACATTACCAGATATGCTGTTGAAATAAACCGAATTCCCGTTAGAAAGACCGTGGGCAGTCTGAGTTACTGTAACCGTGGTGCTAGGACTTGTACAAGTAAACGGATTAGTCAATGAAGTTTGAATATAAGTAGGCCATGTGCCTGCACCCCATCCATTACCTACAACGAATGTATCTAAGCCAGTATTAACCTGAAAGGCTACATTTATGGTGTTGCCTCCACCAGCGGCTACTGTGGTATTTGCGGTATTTGCTACGACAATAGTGAACTGTGTAGTTGATTTGTAGGCAATCTGGTGTTCTTGGTTAATATCCGCCGCTGTAATCGTACCAATAGCATTGGCGCCAGTAATGGTTACAAAGTCATTTGTTACCCCACCATAGTTTGGAATAGTCAGCGTGATTACATTGGAACCGTTTGTGGTTGATATGCAGTTAACCGTGTTTGGAGTAGAGGCTGCAGTAAATGTAGTCCGAATAGGCGTAATGTCGTTGTACGCACCGCCTTCTTCAATATAGTATTTTAGGTTAGTTCCAACCCCCAAAAGGTTAGATCCGTCCAAAGTAACCCAATTCCACAAAATGCGGCATATACCTAAGAACGTGTCGTTAGATAACCGAATCCAACCGCCAATCTTTTCGGGGAATCCAGAACGAAAACGCACTTTGTCGCAGGCGTACCAACCACCCTCGTTAGAGTAATCAGTACCTTCTCGGTTAATTCCTGGACGGAACTGTACCTTTTGTAATGGCATACGGGTTTACCCTAACATTTTGAGTGCTTCTTCTTTGACCTCGGCAACGCGCCTAGACCAGCCCTTACCAAAGGTTTCAAAGGTCTTTAGTGATTGTAAGAACTCTAGGCGTTTTGCGCAATACAGTTCTATTAGTCTAGCTGGGTCTTCTTCGGCTTTCTTTACGGCGGCGAAAGTAGCAGGACCAAAACCACCATCAGCAGTAACACCAACACACGACTGCAAAAACTTAATGGCTCGCCCT